TTAATAATTTAAGCTTTGACCAGGATAAATCAAGTTAGGATTAGTTAATCCGTTCCGTTGTGCTAAAGCTTGGTATGTCGTACCGAGTTTGGTTGCAATACTTGATAAGTTATCACCATACTGGACTGTGTAAACATTACTTGTTGCCGATCCATTTACCTTCAAAACTTGATCAGGATAGATTAGATTTGGATTGGCCAATCCATTTAAAGCTGCCAACGTTTGATAATCAGTACCGTATTGATAAGCAATGCTTGATAATGTTTCGCCATGTTGTACCACATGGGTTGCTTCTGGTTGCTTATCAGGGACAACTGTTGCATCTGGCAATAGTTCAATATCCCCTTTGCTAATCCACGATAAAATGCCTTCTAGCAATACTCTGCTTCCAGTTACTTCTTGTACTTTATAGCTGTTTCCTTTTACCCAATCTGGAATAGCTTCGCCTGTTGCCCAAGCATCTACATTAAATTTCACTTTGACGGTATCACCGACTTTAACTGCAGAAGTAGGTGTTTTTTCAACTTCTTTACCTTCTTCAATAGCTGGTGTGTTTGTTTCTGGTTGGTTATTTTTTGTATAACCATTATCAGTAATACCTGTTAAATCAATGTTACCATCTAGCCCTCCTGCAACGTAGGTTGACGTGAACTGAAAAATACCGATATTTTCAAATGAAGGAAAATAATTGTAATTTGGATAAGGTGTTACTTCATAATCTGGATATTCTGCCATCCATAACTGATACTTCTTTGCAATTCGTGATAAATCATAAGCTGAAGTAAGATACCCTTTGTATCCGTAAAGCATCGGTGTATATCCAGCCTCTTTGATATAGTCTAACGCCCATAGCGTTACATCCGTCGATTGAACGCCATCTTCCGCATCTAAGGCGACAATTGATCCCTTTGGTGTTTGTACTTTAGGTAAAAAGTAATCTAATACTTGTTTTGCATTTTCGTAGGTAAGGACATTTTGCCACCATACATACGTATGCGCTCGTTTACCTTGAGCAATCGTACTAGCTACTTGACTAGAATAAGTAACTTGATCATAAATTCCATAGTTATTTTGCCCACCAATTTGTGAAATTGAGAATTTATCATGTGAATAACCAAATGTTGCTTGATATCCATTCCAAATAGACAAATCAACACCTTGATCGCCTTTAGCAGCAAATACATTTAAAGGCATAAAAAATAGAGCGATTAACGCTCCTACTAAAATTTTCTTTTTCATTTATTTGTCTCCTTTTCTATCTGATAATCCAGGCGTTGTATGGTCTGTCACAATTCCTAAAATAGTTAATACAACAAACACTGCATTGACGACATCTAACAGTTGCTGATTAATCACATCAATTTGAAATTTATACCCAAAAGGAACTGCAACTACTTGAATAAGTAGCAAAACTGCAGGAATAAGAGACAACCAGAATTGTTTATTTTTTATTCTTGATTTCCAATCAATCATTTTTATTTCCTCCAATTCCTCGAAAGAGGGTTTTATTTTGTTCTTCCAATCGACTAATGCGCACCTCATGGTTATTTAATCGGTCAACAGCTTGTTTTAGTTCTTTCATGCTATCCTCTAATTGAGAGAAGACATGATAGAATTTCATTAATGCGAAGATAATTCCGCCTAAAAATGTAATCAGCGCTAACCATTGTTCTAGTGTTAAATTCATCCTGCACCTACTTTCTACTTACAATAAAAACCGCCTAGCTTTTGCTAAACGGTTTTCCTGTCATTTTAGTAAATTCCTCTTCTGTAATACAACTAGGTACAAATTCTGCGACCTGTTCAGGAGTAAACAGCCCCCAGTCAAACATTAGCTTAATGTCATCGTATGAATACATTATTCTGCACCTCCGATTTGTTCTTTAATAGCGTCAATTTCTTTTGTATTTTGAAGTGAAGTAAGCATTGTTTTAGAATTGATTTGTGCTAGTAATTCTGCTTTAGCAGCAAGTTCTTCGTTTGCTTGTTTTAACTCACTATTTGAAACTTCTAAGCCATTAGCAAGATTTTCTAACAAATTCAATTTTTTTGTATAATCCTGTGTCACTGCTTCTTCCCATTTCTGTTCTGAAAAATTATAGAATTGGGATTGTTCATTCACTAAATTTTCTAGTGGTTTCTCCTCTACAAATGGCAAGGCTACAACATAATCATCTTGAACTTCGAAAATTTGAAATCCTACTGGGTAGATTACTTTATATATTTTTTTCATTTTATTATCCACTCCTATTTACGACGCATAACGCCGATTTCTCTAAAAACAATTTTTTTATTTGCTTCATTTAATGTGTTTGCAGTATCTCCTGTAATCACTAAAGATGTACCAGATTTAGAAATAGATATTTTTTTATACGCCATTGTTGGGTCTGCTGAAGCAGAACCTACCCATGCAACTGCTGGTAATTCGTATTTTAATTTTGTGATATTCGGAGTAACTGGTATTGAGTGAACAATACCGCCACCGTTATCGTTGTAACGCGAGAATATCAAAACAATTTCATCCACATTGCTGCTATTTGAAATTGTTACTGATTGAGATTCTGTCAAATAAGCTCCAGTACCATCCCAGTAGTCTTTCACCACCTCATAGGTCGGTTTTGCATTAACCGATACAGATTTACCACCGATTTGAATCCCATCTTGAAAATTCTTTGTCCCTAAAACAGTCTCATTTCCAACGGCCTTTACTAATTTTCCTTCCACGCCGTCAATAGCATCTGCATGTGTTTTCATATACTTTACAACACCATTTTCTTTTAGCTGAACGATATCTGCCATTACGCTTCACCCACCTTTTCAAATGTAAAAACTGGTAATGCATCCAATTTTTCTTTATCCGTTTTAGACATTAAACCGTCTTTTTCAGAAGTGGCATTGCTAGGAAGCGTTGGAATAACAGTTGTGTCCGGCAATGCTTTTACATCAGAAGCAGTTAAAATAACTTCACCTGTATGACCATTTACAGACGAGACAGTGCCTGCCTCAGCACCACTAATTTTTCCATCAACAAATTCATTTAATCCAACAACGCCAGCTGTACTAGTTTGTACATCAATAGCTACGCCGTCTTTTTTCACTACATATAAATCAGGCATTTATTTCTTCATCTCCTTTTACTTTTTCAAACTCAACACCAGAACCACCTAGTTTTCCAGCTTCATAATCAGCTATGATTTTTAAAATTTTGTCATACTCCTGTTTCGAAATCATAATCCCATCGTTAGGTAAATCTAAGTCTGCACGCGTAATAATCACTGCTCCAGTTTTTCCGTTAACAGATAAAACTTTTGCCTGTCCGCTCATTATCTCTGATAAACCAAGGATTGCTGAAAAATGTGTAATAGGAAAAAACTGACGTTTAATCCCATTTTCATCAGTTTCCATCATTCTTTTAGCATCAACCATTATCTGCACCTTCAATCGTAAAAACATTTTGTTTTGAATCATCAACTGTCGCTATAATTAACGCCCCTTCTTCAATTGGATGATTAACTGTTCCCAATACTTCAACTTCATGATTCTTAGAAAATGAATTATCCTCTAAAATTTCTAACGTGTTTACATTGCCATATTTGACGGTGTATAGTCGTTCTTCTAACTTCTGATACAAATAATTCATATCAGCTAATAAACGTTCAGAAAGTGAATTGTGGCGAACTCCTTGTATATCTACACGTGCATCCATTAATTCGGCTAACATTGTGCCGCCTGGATCAACAGTTTTTAAAATATCCTTAATTGATTCAAACCATTTTAGATAATCTGTTTCTTGGCCGTTCCGCCAAGCTTCAAATGTATCTTGTTGATTTTTGCGCCACTTTTCAAACTCTTCTTTTCTAGCATTCATCCACGCTGCAAAATCGCCCTTATTTTCATTGATAAAAGCAGTCATGTCTGCGATTAAATCTTCAATGGACTGCCAATATGAACCCATTTCACCTTCTGTTTTAGAAGCAGCGTTCACAACAAAGTAAGAAAAGTTCTGCGTTGAGCCAACTAGATTATCGCCTTTATGAATACTGAAATATGCTTCCTGTCTGTGCAATGACTGCATAGAATATTCATCAAAGGTATACTGGATAATCCCTTTTTTGGCATTCACAATTTTTGCTACTCGTTGAATCGGATACTTTTTATCAATAACTGATTCAAAAAATACTTCGCAACCCGTTAAATCAAGTGGCAAAGCATTTTCAACTAATACAGCTTCTAAAATTTCGGTATTTCGGTTCCCTTGCCGTACATTTTGTATACCAATGTAATTGTATGGCTCAGTGGTGCTTAGTGTCGCTTGCCATTTAACCATTGAAAAATCCTCCTTTCGTTATTTTGGTGGGATTACTATTGATTGGATAGAACCGTCAAAATAAAGACGGTCGTATTTTGCGACAATTTGCCCTTGCTCGGCATTTTGTTCTATGGTTTGGATACGTCCGTTCTCTAAGCCATAAATCACGCCTGTGTGACCATATGCGGGGTCAACTGTCCAACCAGTTCCCCATTGTCCACTTCGTCTAATATTGACGATAGCTCCTACGACTAAATCTTTATACGTAGGGTTTGAAATTACTTTCCAACCAACCGCATTCCAATCGTACGCTTCGCCAATATCTGCAGCAGCTGATGTGTCACCAATGACATGTGACAATCCATAAATTGTACCTGCACCTAAACCACAGCCACCCATAAAACCAGAATATTCGGCTGGAACGGCATAACATTGCCCATTACCAAGCCATTTTCCCATTAAGGTCTCCAAATGTTCTATCCCAGCTTTTCCTGTTGTAGTAGAAGCTTTCAAATCTTTAAATTTGTCATACCATGCTTGTGCATAGGTTTGTCTTTCTGGATGTGCTGCAGCTGGACGTTCAAAGTTTAATTCAAACGCATAAGCAGCGGTTTTAGGAGAGCTGACAACTTTAAATTCATCAACTGTTAATGGACTTACTTGTCCTAACCATTGCCCATTGAACATACACCAATTAATTAATTGGGCTTGGGCTAATGAAGTCCTATAGTCTTGTTTGATACCAGCAGCAGCAATTAAGCGTTGTACGTATTCTCGGCCATTCCAAGTTGGTGCGCCTACCAATGGATACGCTGTACCATCCCATTGAACCCATCCGTAAGCTGGTCCACCTATTTGTTCGGTATCTGGGTTCATACTTGATCCAACTTCTCCTTGAACATTTCCGAGAATACCTGCAGCAGCTGCTTTGCTGTATCCGTTAGCTAAAAGGTAACTCCATAAGTCCCAAGCAAATTTATCTGCATCACTTGTAACTTCTGGTGGATAACCACCTGTACCAGCCCCAGAACCACCACCACCATTTTGACCAGGGATAACTTCTTTACCTTGTAAAAACATTTTATCTGCATATATCGTTGAAGGAGTACCATCTTTACCGATAAAATAAAAATGATTTCCCAAATGAAACTGATTTTTACCAGATAAGACAAGTCCTGTATTTTTTTCGTTAGATAATCCAATTGTGTTATAAGAACTATCGCCTACTAGTAACAATGCTTTGCCATCTGTAACGACTGGATTTCCGTTAACATCGTTTAATTCAGGAAAAGGATTCCCTTTTGTTCCCATTGTGCCAACATGACTATTGCCATTCCAGAACTCCATACCTTTTTTGGTCAATTCCATGATTTTTGTCTTTTCATTCCAAATTTGCAAAGCACCAGATACTAGTTTAAGCACATCTCCAGTTGCTTTATTGAAACTTGTTTGTAAAACATTCACGTCAATAATCCCTACTTTAATAAAGTTAGCCACTATTTCACCTTTAGATGTCATAGCAATTCCAAAAGGCCCATTAACGCCATTATCGGAATAACCTAAACCGTTTAAATTCCAACGCCACACACGTTTTGCAGTTGCAACTTTATTTGTATCCATGATAAGAATTTCAGACGGCGCTTTTTCTGGACGAAAAACGACATGTCCACCACTGTTTCCAGTAATCCATGCCGTTGCATTCAAAACATTTTGTACTAATGTTTCCGTTCTATTGTCAATTTTTCGTTTCAATTCTTGGGTTTGATTATTTGCGGTTGAAGTGTAGAGCGATAAATCATTTCCCAAAACAATATCTTTGAATTTGCCTAAAGTTGGGAACCAAGTATATTCAACCATACGTTCTGTTACTTCAATATCAACTTCTTTTGCTCTGACATGCGCTACATCGCCGAAATGCAAAGAAGAAAGCTCTTCATAAATATCTTCATACTCCAAGGTGTGTTCTAATGCTACCATGCTAACAGTATGCGTAACTTTCGGTTCATGAATACGATCCTTATCAAACAATGACTGGCCCCATTTTTTTAGCTCATCAGTCGTCTTACATTCCGAATTTTCACGTTTTCCAATTCTTCGGTTACTATCATTTACACCAGCAATTTCTAAAAAGCCATACGTGATTGGCTCTTTATCTTGGTCATAATCATTGTCTGGCACGCCACCGATAAGAAAGAGACTATTTATAATTGATTCGTCGTCAAAATCCTCATCTATAGCTTCCAAATTAACCCCAAAATCAATTCTAAAGCCATTGTCTGATCCAATTTGTTTAACCAGTTTCAAATTAAAGTTGTCCATCTCTAATTCTCCACCAGTAACACCTGTTAAATTTTGGTTACCATTGTTAGAACCAATGATTGCATCGATTGGGCCAACTTGTTTCGCCGTAAACTGATGTGTAGTACCGACATTCGACAAATAATTAAACCGTTGCTTAAACGTTAATGCAGCCTTTAAATTGTTCATGATTTGCGTGCCATTTCCGTTAGCGGTGAATGAATTAATAATGAAATTCTTATTTGCCATAAAACCAATGTGTCTTGCTGTCACTGAAACTGACTGCAGATTTTTTTTAATATTGTAAATCTCAAAATATTGATATGACCCATCTTCAACTTGTGCCTTTAAAAAGTTTCCCTTTTTTAAGTACGAGCGATATTGGCCATCTCTTGCATAGTTACCATAGAATCGATACGCACCATTTAACACACGGTTAATTTCTGGTAAATCTTGCCAATCTGGCAAAGCCATTCCGTTATCATTTAAATTTTCAGGAATAGCCGTATATGCATAAATAAAATTTTGTGTCATAAATACGCGCTCCTATTCCAAAACTTAGCTTCTGTGAAATTTCCTGATATGTTTAATGTGTTTTGACCAGGATTCGTTTTTATCCAACTACCACGAGTAAATAGTGGTAGCCCTTCTTGTATCACTTTCCCTTTTTCGTTATCAATAGTGACGATTCCTGTTTGTGTACGTAAAATCGTTAGTGAATTACTACCAACGCTTAACGTAATATCGCCGCCTTTTGAATCAATCTCGATATAAGGAAATGCTGATTCGTCACCGTGATCAGTGATTTCAACTGTTTTTGTTTTAATTAGTACAGGCTGTTCATTTACTTTTCTCTTGAAAGGTTGGCATCTAAATTCAATGTTAAAGGTATAAAAAACACCCCATTCATTTTTGAATGAGATTGGCTTGCTTATTGCACAAATAGCATCTAAATATTTGTCCTCGTTATTATGAGTGATAAGCTTGCTTTTACCAGTTAACCAACGCTTGACTTCTTTTAAGTTCTCATAAGGAATAGTTACGTCCTCAATTTCATAATCAAAAGGTTCATAGTCGTTGAATGTTTCATTAAATTCACCACTTCTACCAACGATGGAATACGTATCATATCGCTTGTTTGGTAAAATGTCTGGCAGTTCATTTTCAATGATACATCCCATATCACGAACTGCATTCAAACCTTTCCAAATGAAATTAGGTTCATCGCGATTCATAAAAATCATGTTGGCACACCCCCTAAGTCATAGAAAGCTTGCGCACTTGCTTTATATAGTTTGCGATTCATCCGATCTAACTCGCTTGGATTATTTGCATCCACTTGGCCAAAATAAACATGTTGTTCGATTGTTTTGCCTTGATCCAAAGCACCACCAATTCCACGAGCTTTTTCATCTTGTGAAAGTGGTGTGACTGTAGTCTTGCCATTTTTTGCTGTTAATAATTCAGGACCAGCTTCACCAACAATGGCTTGGCCATTGATCATATGACCGCCTTCAGCTAAATAAGGTATTTTCGCAATACTAAATCCTTTGCCACCAACTCCAGGTACCCATTTTGGTATTTTGATATTGTTTAAACCACCTAAAAAACCATTAATTAGAGTAACCATGGCATTAATTGGTGCTTTGGCTACTGCAGCGATACCTTCAAAAATTCCACCAAAAATATCAACAACACCTTGCCACGCTCTTGACCAATCACCTGTAAACACTCCTGTAACGAAATCTATGATGCCGCCAAAAATTCTTGTAATCGCGTTGACGTAATCACTAATGATTTTTACAGCACCATCCATAGCGCCGCCAATAAAGCCTGTGATGAAATCAAAAGTAGATTTTGTTGTATCTGCTAAAACTTTGAATACACCAACCACTATATCTTTGATCACATTAAAGGACGTATTGATAAAATCTCTAAACCAGCCTACTTTGTTGTAAGCAATCACAATTCCAGCAACAAAAGCAGCTAGTGCAGCAATTACAATCCCAATAGGTGAAGCAATAAAGGCAATTACTGGAATCAAACTACTAATGGAACTAGCAAGTGTTCCTAAAACCACCAAGACTGGCCCAATAGCAGCGACAACTCCTGCAATGGTAATAATTGTTTGCTTTTGATTGTCGGTCAGTCCACTAAACCACGTTGAAACCTTTTGAATCGCATTGCTTGCTGCTTCAAAAGCAGGAAGAAGTGCAATTTGCACTTGCTCGCCAAGTTCGCCCATTGCAATTTTAAATTGATTTTGTGCAATTTTCGCTTGGTCGATTGGATCCAAAATATCATTAAATGTTTGATCCACAGTGCCAGCCGCATTTTTAGCTGAATCTGCTAATCCATCCATTGACAATGCACCACTATCAATAGCTTCTACCATTTTTGATGCAGCTTTAGTTCCGAATACTTCGCTTGCAATAGTAAGTTTTTCTTGTTCAGTTGTTGCACCTTTAATAGATTCAATTGTCCCGCTTAAGCCATCCTGCATAGTTTTGTTATCCTTCGCATAGACGACACTAGCTTTCGCTAAATACCCAAGCGTTCCTGCCGAGTCTATCCCAGCTTTTTCCATTTGACCTATTAACGTAGTTGATTCAGAAAAACCAAGTCCCATAGCTTTGAGTTGGGGCGCGCCTCTATTTACTGCATCAAATAACTGATCTACCCCTACTCCAGTATCCTGGCTAGTTTTAGATACTGAATCCAAAATCATTGGCAAGTCCTCAATAGATAACCTAAAAAGGTCCATTGATTTTTTGGCATTGATAGTTGATTGAGAAACATCTGATCCATTAATTTCTGAAAACTTAAGCATTCGGCCTGTGGTATCTTCTAATTGCTTATCCATCAAGCCAAATTGTGTGTTCACTTCGCCAATCCCAGTTGATATATTTTCCATATCTGTTGGAATTTGGCCAGCTACTGTTTTAAAGCTGTCTTGCAATGATTCTAGTTGCTCTCCTGTAGCACCAGTGGCAGTTGTGATACTGTCCAAACTGTCATCTAATTCTTTAAACGCAGCAATAGAAGCGGCGCCAATTCCCATGATCGGTGCTGTTAAACCAACAGTCATCTTCTTACCGACAGATTTCATTTTGTCTCCAGCTTTTTCAATTTTAGCTAACTTCTCGGCAGTCTTAACAGACAAGTCACCTTGTTCTTTCAAGGCTTCGTTGGTACTTTCTAATGCAGATCGTAATTTATTTTCACCTGTTTCTGATTCCAACAAGCGTTTGTATAGCTTTTGTGATTGCTCTGAATACTCCCCAGTTTCTTTAACTGATTTTTCGTATTCCTCACGCAATAATTTGGTTCTTTGTTCGGCTAAAGATAATTGCTTTTCAAGCTTTTTCTTAGTTGCCGTTAATTTTTCTGTTTGTGTTGCATCTTTATCCATAGCGGATACCTGGTTTTTGTACTCGGTAGCCGCTAAGTTCATTTCTTTGTTGATATCTTTGATTGTTCGAGAATAATTGACTTCTCCGTTTGTCTTAAAATTTAAGACAACATCAGATTCTTTCTTTGACACGTTAGCGCTCCTTTCCTACCACCAAGGACTTTTATCCATAGTCACACTTGCAGGTGGTTCAAACTCCGTATTACTCGTTAACCACTGTATGTATGACTTAAGCCACAAGTTCGGTGTTGATTTCAAAAAGAAACCCTCACTCCATCCTAAAAGAGTAAGGGCGACGTATAAGTAAAAAGCCCAAGGCGTTCCTACTTCCGTTTGTGTTTTTTCTTTTTGTTTTTCTTTTGTTGCGGAGTTTGATAATCTTGTGGCTTCTTGGATTTTTTTACATCATCAACTTGAAAATTCTGTTCTGTGAATACCTCCATGCAGGCCCCATAAACTTCAACAATCGTAGAATTCATTCCTAAGAATTTAAAAATTGTTTCTGGTGTTTCGTCTAATCCGCCAGTTTTTAACATGCCATAAATTAAAGCACGCATGATCTTTAAATCTGAAGCAGATAAATCTTTTGAAGAGATACGTCCACCACTCTTGTTTAGCATTGCGTTCATATCTTCTTCAAATTTTGAATAGTCGTCATCATAAATATCCGCAATATGCTCCATGGTTTCCATGGTTAACAAGATTGGGAACTGATGACCTTTAATTGTGACAGTTGGTGTATCTGAAACGACAATCCCATAATCAGCTAACTTTGCCATTATTCACCGCCTCCCCCTGGTGTTGATGGAGTTACTAATTTTTTCCATTGTTCTTCATCGTAAATAGGTTGTGCAATGAATTTATCAAAGTCCTCAATACTAGCACTTGTCCGATTAGAATCAAAGCTTGAATACATAACATTGTTATGCTTCAAACCGACTGAAACAAAATTAGCAGTTACATCGTCAATTTTTGTGTCATCTTCTGCAGTTGCATATTCTTCATCAATTACATTTGATAATTGTGTTTTCGGGTACCAAACTGCTTTCTTCCCCCCATCTTCAATGTTTCCAATAAAACCAAAGGCGAAATAAGGAAATTCACGCGCCGTATTTTTTCCAAAAGTAACACCAGCCTGAGCAATTAAGCCTTTTAACTCATCCATCACTTCGATAGGAATTCCCACGTGATCCAATCCAATTTCATGTTTTGTTTCACGGCTCACACGGCGAAACATTTTACTTGAAGCCCATTTTTCTAAAGCTGTTCCATTTCCCTTAATACCTAACTTTGTTGCGATTGGTAATCTAATTACTTCGCCATAAGTTGGTGCCACCCCAACTTCATCAGGCGTTGCCATCATGGCAATTAAGATGTCATCTAGCCCTTCAAAATAATACACATCTTGTTTTCCCAAATTACTCATCCTTCCCATAAATCTAATATTTGTTGTGTCATGATTTTTTCAATCTGATCTTTATTTTGTTCAAACGTACCACTAGCAAAATGCTGGGCTTTTTGATTCTTTGTTCCATTTTCAGCGAATCGCCAATAAAAAGCAGTTCCTTCAAAAGCAACTTGCACTTGGTCATCTTCAATGATGACTTTTACCTGATCAGCCATGTGCTTTTTCTTCAATAGTGATTTAGGTATTTTGGGCAGCAACTGCTCTCTATAAAAATTTGCTGCATCCGTTAATGATTCCAAAGACAATTTTGTAGGATCTACCTGTGCAAGAGTTCCCAAATAGTCTGCCATATCTGCAAATCCATTATTATTGGGCATCTTCAATACACCTCACATATGTGTAAAAATTTGTCACTGTATCATCGTTTTCATCACCCTGAATACCTACAAAATCAGCATAAGAAATACCAGCGTTTTCCAACGCATTTTCTAAATCAGTCAAATCTTTTTCTGTACCTGTTGTAAAGAAAGAAATTTGATAATATGGCAATCGCCTATGAACTTTAGAGGAAGCCATCTTTTTACCTTTGCTAACATTGGAATACACGATATATGGATAGTCCGTTCCTTTTTCCGCTTTGTCACGTGTCACAGGTACACCTACTGTTTTTAGCGTTGCCCTTAATTTCTCAAAACTAATCGACATAAGCCAAACTCAACTCCATTTCTCGTTTATCCATATCTGTATAAATACGAGTGATTTTATAGGTCACAGAATCGATTCTAAGCGTGTTTTTTGTTTCTGTGATAGATTTATCGAAACGAACTCTGATTCTTCTCACAACATCAATTTTGGCTTGTTTTGATAAATATTTTTCTTGTGAGGTAATACCTAACTCAACATAAAAAATATCTCGAATTTTCTCATGTATAATCGCTGGTCTGTCATTGTCATCTAAACCAGGAACTTGTTTACAAAGTTCAGCTTTCCATTTCATTCTGTTTAGCGTTACTTTTGGCATCATCTACCACCAGCCCTTCACTTAAAATCAATGGCGTTAAAGCATTAAAGGCATTCTCCATTTCAGCTTCTGGCACTTTATACAGCCAAAAAATGGATGCAATATAATAGGCAACTGACGAATTTTCATCATCAGTTGCCCTTTTTGCATATTTCTTACCCATATCCAAATAAAATTCAAGCATGCCATCATCCATGCCTTCCTCAAATTGTAAATGAGATTTAAAACCTTCTAGATTAATTTCCATAATTATTCACCTGGATTAGGTGCTGGGGTTGTACTTAAGTCTAAGCTATAAACAGGTGTTTCAAACGGCCCATAAATTAATTGACCATCGTTTAAATGATAAATTTTAAACCCGACTTTATTTTCACGCGCAAATAGTTCAGTTAATTTTTCAATTTCCAATGAACCAATAACATCTTGAATATGGAAATAAGAGAAATTACCGAAATAGATCACTGGTACAGTTGGATCGAATTTCTTCGTAGTTTCATTGTATTTATCTGCGTAGTCTGTAACTTCTACTGGATAAGTAAATAACTTGTAATCAAAATCATCATTCCCAGCATCTTTAAGAATTGGATTTCCAGTGCTATCTAGCATGGATTCCAACAATGTTTGTGCTGCACGATTGATCATAAAGCGAGCGCCTGAACGCATAGCAGTCGGTAAAGCATTTTTTAATTGAACAACTTTTAAATAATCATTGTCACCTTTACCAGTAAAGGCTACAGCTTTTTTAGCTAATGCTCCTTCGTTATCAGGACTTGAAAAATACCAGAATGTTTCTTTACGCAAGTACGCTTTCTTTAGTTCATCTAACACGATAGCTTCAATGTCAAAGTCTGACATATGCGTTAATTTCTTCGTGACTTTAATAATTGCATCAAATTCGATTGGGTTTAAGTAAACATCATCAAATTCAATGTCAGTAAATGGAATTAAATTATTTTCATCACGTTCACTAGTAACTGTATTTGCTTCGGCTTGTTTTACTTGTACTGGGAAACCTTGAGTTCCTTTAGTTTGATGAACACTTGCAAATTTACGCAAAGGATTTTCTTCTTGTAGGTATGAAATAATCTCTTTACTTAATTCTTGTGGCACCAATACTTTACCGTTGTTAAAACCAACACCAAATGAACGAGCTTGATTAGGTGTAATTCGACCAGCCAAATAGCGTAAGAACGCGCTACGTTGAGTTAATTTTTTCACTTTTTCTTCTCCCCGACTTGAAATACCTTTCCCGATAATATCTAAAACACGGCTGCGTTCTTTATCGTCAGCTGGTTCTGGATCATCTTCTTCAGTGCCTTTTCCATCTACTTCTTCAACAATTTCATCAGCAGCTGCGCCTAAGTCGTCTACAGCATCACCTAATTCTGTTACATCTTCTTCAGGCAATTCTGCGATCGCATCGTTGATTTCGTCTAATTCTGCTGTGACTTCTTCCACTTGTGATTCAATATCACTTAATTCATCACGTGTTAAAGTTTCACTTTTTGCACGTTCTTCCATTGAAGCTAATTTTGCTTTTAATTTAGCAGCTCGTTTTTCTAAAATTTTACGCATTTTCATTATTTATATTCTCCAATCGTTTTTAAAATTTTATTTCTTAATTTAATTGTTTCAATATTTTTTTCTTGGAACTTACTTCTCAATGCAGCTTCTGTGTCATCATATGCTGGCAAAGGAACAATGGATACTTCCCACAAATCAACATTTGTGATTCTAATCAGTGGAACATCACCAGAATAGTCCTCCTCTTGTGCAGTCACCCAGAAACCAAAACTACATTGGTTAATGTCACCACGCGACATGGATTCTTTCAAATCGTTCGCAAATGTGGTGTTCGGCAATGTAACCTCAAAATGCAACCCTCTTGAATCTTCTTCAAGAATTAATGTATTAGCACTTTTACGGCCTAACACGTAATTCCAATCATGATTGAATAGACAACGAACATCTTTGTTTTTTGCTAGTGATTCGGAAAATGCACCAGGTGCAATCTCTTCATCATACCAACCATCTATGTTCGTACGTGAGTTAAAAACAGACGCGTACCCCTCAACTACAGTTGATTCACTGCCATCATCTAGGGAACGCGTCGTCATGTTTTTAATATCAAAACTTCTAATTTCCAACTTATCCAGTTGAATCACCTTCTTCCATTTTAGACTTGTTAAGCTCGGTTAGTTCATCTAGCCCAATCAAATCTTTCGATGCATAGAGCTTGGTTGATTCTTCTGTATTTAATCGTTCGGCACCTAAATCCACGCGTGCATCATCAGGTGTATAAACCATAGTACGAACTAAACCTTGCGTATTTGTAATTTTTTGTGACATTGTTAAATACTTTTTAATATCAATTGTTAAAGAAACACGATTTGTTGATTCTGATCCAAAATATAGTTCTGTTAAATGTTCACAGACATTTTGAACAATCGGATCAACAACAAATGCTTTTAAATAAATAGCTGCTTTCTCTAAATCAACTTTTAATAACTGATTGTATGCATCAGGATCAAAACCTAAAAACTTTGCAAGTTCTGGTTTATACACATTTAAATACGAAAGAATTTTATCATCTTGAACAGGACTTTCGAATCCTTCGATGGTGTAACCTTTAGACAACGGAATAATGACAGTCTTTCCTTCGTCTGGAATTTCTTCTAGCTGTCCTTGAATGGCATCAAGCATTGCGTTTTGCATTGCGTTTTTTGGTGACAAATGAGTATCTAATTTCAGTAAGTACGCCAACAAGCCGCCTTTTTTATATTTTTCTGTCAAAGCTTTTTCTGCATTCATGACCCCTTCTAAAGTATCTCTAGCTAAATTAATCAGTCCATTGCCATAATTATTCGATAATCCAATATTTTTAATTTGGCGAACTTCATTTTGATAAAGCGTATGGCCGTCATATTTAAATTGTTTGATACCTTCTTCTGATATTTCTGGTGTAATTCCCTTCATGATGTGAAGCTGTTTACCGTCTTTCACCACAAATACTTCTCCTTGTAACAAATAGACATTTACAAGCAAACGTTTAAATTCAAAATCGGTTAAATAACCATTTGGATGTTTCAAACTCTGCAGTTCCTTGGATCCCTTAATGTCTTTTCCATCTTCTTTTTCGATTGTCCACGATCCACAAGCAAACATATTGGAAATTGCTAAAAGATAGTGATAAACGTCGCTAGAAGATAAAATATTTTCGTCACCCAAGACAAATTGATTGGCAAGTATTGAACTACCTAATACTTTTTTCTTACTTGACATACGAAATCTTTGATTGAACCATGATCTAATTCCCAAATTCCCACCTCCTTTCAGTTATTTTCTGTTGTAAAGCTGTTTAATATAATCCTCATATTCTTCTTCGCTTCCAACTTCCACCATTAAATCCATTGAATCTTTATGACCAATTAAAAAAGCCACAAAACCATCAATATGTTCTGGTGACTTTCTTTTGCTGGGCGCTTTTTGACTTTGTATATTCGTTACAACTGTTGTATTGTTGGTACAAAAAATAAATAATGGATTGTCAGTTTGAACTCGTCCGTTATCTACTAGTATTTCAAAATCATCTAGCATTTCATTCATTACTGATGGATATTGACCTACTTCGGCCGTATTGAATCCTTCCATTTCAAAACGTTCCACTAACTTTTCGGACATAGCTGGATCATAATTGATTTGAATAATGTCTAATTCGTATTTGTTGTACATCTCAATGACATAGTTATAAACAAGATCATAATCAACAGTACGACCCTCACAAAGCGTTACAAAACCTTGTTCTGCATAATATTGATAAGGAACATTTCTTAATTTTTCTTTCTCTTCAATGTTATGCGTTGGTACAAAATACATTTGTTTTATTTTTATAATGCTTTCACCTTCATCATTAAAGGTTGGAATATTAATTGATACACATGTCAAGTCAGTTGTTCTGGATAAGTCAATGCCGATAGCGACTTGTTCGCCCGTAATATCTCCTAAATCATCTACCAAGCAATTATCAATTTGTTCCTTGTCAAAATAATTTTCGGCATAATTGACAAAAACATTCAAATGCTTTGATAGAAACTCGGCTTTCCTAAATGGATTTCGTAACGCATCCTTAAATTCTCCACGTAAGAAAGCAATATCAAACGACACATATAAATTCGGATTGACCATTTCCCAAACTTTTTCATCTTCCCAGTTGTAACCTTTGTTTGGTTCATAAATCATAATGAACCAGTCATCGTCATTATCATTTTCTAAAATGTCTTTACTATCCTGATAAATTTGAACACCTAAGGCCCCGCTGTTTTTACCAGCAGTAGAACAAACTAAAAATAGTGGTTCTGGTTGTGCTGCTTGTCCTGATTTCAAACCATCATATCTCGACGTGTCCTCCCACTCGTGAACTTCATCGGCGACAACAATATAAGCATTTTTACCATCGACTTTTTCGCGCTTGGATAACACACGCAAATTGTTTTGATATTTGAAATCATCTTCAAAGAAAGCGTAACTAATAGTCGTTACTTTCTTTTCTTTCCGATAAACACGTGTACCATCAAGTAAATCATTATCATTTTCAATAACGGTTGCTAAAGGATTGGCAACATTTTGCGCTTGGTCAAAATCAGCGGCTAGGCAATAAAATTGAGCACCCTTCACACCTTCGCCATACATCCCATATAAAATTGGCGCACCTTCCATTAGAGACTTACCATTTTTCTTTGGGACTTGTGTGTATGATTTACGAATAACTCGAACATTTCGTTGCCATTTTTCAGACCATTTTTGCCAGCCATAAATATTTGAGAAATTAAATTTCTGCCAATCTTCTAACACAAGTGGTTGCCCTGACCATTCACCAGTAGAATGTTTATAGAACGATTCTGTAAAGCTTAGCATCAAATTTGCTTTTTCTAGATCAAAGAAAATATCTTTCCGTTTCTTCCACTTGTTATAACGTTTAACTGATAAATGGATTGATCTTGGATACCGTGCTTTGTGCCTGCGAACCGATTTGGCAAATTTATCAGCATAATTGACAGTCATATCAATCATGATTGACCACCACGCATCTTTCTAAATTCAACCAAACGATTATTTGTTTGTGGTTCATCTTTTTTAGCTTCTTCTTTTTTCTTAGCATTTTCACTTGCTAAAGGATCAACATAATCAAGGCCACCGCTTTTCATATCAAGACCGAGTTGGTTTAATAGCTTGGTTTTTTTCTCACTCCAAACTTCAACTTGTTGGGCCAAAGGATGCTTAATTTCGTTTCTTGACCCGTTTTTGTTTGTGTGAACTTTTGTGGATTTAAAACCACTATCTTTCCACTCTAAATACTTGATATGATAGACTTCACACGCATCCAGATACATTTCAATCAAGGGGTTCAAAGCCGGCGTGAACTTTCCTAATGATTTTAATATTTCTATGATACGCATTCGCTCAAATTCCTTATGTTGCAAGGCTTCATCTAGGATTTTTTGTTTCTTACTTTTACGTCCAGCCATTTTTACCCCCCTTTCTTTTTTTGAAAATGCTCTGGAGGTGTCTAAAGAGGTCCCCCTACCCTATCCCCATGAAAAAAATTTAAAATTAATTTCAGAGGGGGGCTTAAAAATAATCTGCGGGATTATAATTTTTTTTCATTTCAATTTCTTTTTGCGTTTGTGGACGATATTCAACTTTTGGATGACAAGTAGCACAAACCAAACGTAAGTTGCTCATGTCTAATCTTAAATTTGGATTCAACCAAATTGGTTTGATATGATCCACTTGACTATCGCGACCAAACACAGGTTTATGACAAATTGAACATTTATACTTATCACGAAAGCGGACAGCATCAGCAACACTTTTCCATTCATCAGATTTGTAGAATGATTTGTTCTTAGAATAGTAACGTTTGTGTACCTTCTTCTTTCGCTTATGTTCCTCACAATAACTACCCTTATCTAAAAGGGTACGGCAACCTTCTTGGCGGCAATACTTAGGCATCTTTCAACACGGTGCGCTTTTCGATAGGATCCCACACCTCAACCCCAAATGGTGTTTGGCGTTCAATTGTTTGTGGTGCTTCATCATCGGCAGATTCGTATTTAATACCTTCATTACTAATTGTTAGGTCACCAACTTTAATAGTCCCTGTTGTAATTTCATTAGCTTCAACAGATTCTTCAGTTACTTCCACATTGTCAGGTTGCTCAACTTCTTTAACTGCTGGTTTCTTTTTAGCAGTCTTTGTTTCCTGCACTTCTTCTTTCTTTGCTTTTGCCATTTGACATTTCCCCTTTCAAAATGAAAACCCTACTACACTTAAAACAAAAAGGACTGCATATAAATGCAGTCCTAGTGAAAGGTAGTAGCGCCAATTTGTTTGTCCGAACATTCATTGACGATCTATATTATTTAAGTAGCTTATGCCACTTACTGGAACAATAGGACTCGAACCTATACTAACGGTTTTGGAGACCGCTGCTCTACCGATTAAGCTATGCTCCATTAACTCTCGCAAACCTGTAGAAAAAAGAGAGAGGAAATCCACCTCACTTCTTTAGTTTTATAATTTGCAGTTTGCGAGAGAATCTAAATGAGATCACAAGTGACTAAACGAAGAAAGTAGATTTTTTTACTTCCTTGTAATCTCAAATCAAAAAAATAAGTAGGCAATCGTTCCGTTAATGTATTTGTGTAAGTGTGTCGCATTTCTTATTTTTTTGACACTATCATAATAACCCGTTTCAAAGGTATATGAAGTGTAGATAAAGTGTATAAAAGAGGTATAAAAAGTGTAATAAATGGCTACTTAAAAGCAACCAGTTCCAGTGCCGAAGCAAATTGAACAATGATCATGTTAGATTCTTGTTTCACTGATTCTTCACTGATACAGTTTCGTTGTGCCGCTAGATAGATTGGATTGCCGTTGATATAACGGTCATAGAAAATTCTTTTTCTTCGCTCAGTAACATCTGGTTTGTGCGGATGCTGAATCGCAGAATAACCTCTAACAAAAAGCTTATGAAGGTAATCAAACTCTTCTTGGGCTTCTTCTTTCTGGATTAACATTTGCTCGGCTTCGAAAACGTTATTGGCCGTTGATGGTGGAACCAAAGAGAATGAAGCTGTTACTTTTGGTTCCCTCGGCTGGCCAACACGACATCTAGCAGCAAGATACGCAGATAGGAAAACACTGACGTTATGTTTCGTTTGTTCCATATCCACATCTTTTGCATCTGGTGTTTCATATTTCTTTACGTCAAAAAGTACCATCCCTTGATTCCCCCGTTTATGGTATAATATTCGTGTCGAGAATATTACCAACAGCCGGAGGAATCCGGCTTTTTTGTTGTCTTAAATTCCATTTCCCTATACTATAAATGTATCTCTCTAGAATAATTAACGGAATTTGTAAGGAGCCTGTGAAATGAAAAAGTATTTATTCACTATTCTATTAAGCTTGTTCAGTCTTATCGTTATAACTACTTGGGTTAGTGGTTATGACAATAAGGGATTCCTATTTGCTATTACAGATTTTATAGGTACGAATCTGCTTATCAAATCCCCTAAGTTAGATGAATTTTATATGAATCAACCTTATTCTGTAAGAATGTTTAGTTCATCTTTAATTCATTTTATTTCATACTTTTCTCTGGGTTTGATTATAGACATTATTAGGAATTGGTTTAAATCTCTTAAAACTTGATTATCCGTCCTCCAATAATTCTGGATTTTCGTGGATATTTCCAATAACAGTTACATAAGGCTTTATTCTTGCTAACAAAAGATTTCCAGCACACCAAGTTAAATCATATTCATTCCAAGACACTTTATAATCACCATCTATTTCAATCCCAACGCTGCTTTCTGTTTTCTGAAATGGATGGTTTCTTACTGAAACAATATCTCCTCAAAAATTTCAACGCCGTTCAGGTCTTTCAAACCTGTTGATTGCATGAGAGTATAATCGTTTGGACTCATTTCAGCAAACGATAATAACGTTCCAGCCCTTCCGTATTTCATTTCTTGTCCAAATTTATTATCCGTGAAAGGCGTATACCACGCTCTAAATTTTGGAATCATTTTCTTCACTCACTTTCTAATCTACTGGCAATATCAGCAATGACTGGTACTGTTACACTATTTCCAGCTTGCTTATATAACTGACTGTCGCTATTTACTTCTTTTGCTTTATCAAACGCCCAGTCAGGAAACCCTTGAAGTCGCCAACACTCACGAGGTGTTAGTTTGCGGATTCTAAAATTATTAGTTACAACGGCTTGTTCTTCACCTGTTAATAAAGTGTTAGCAATCCCCTTGCCTACTCTCCCTCTTCTTGTGTTTGAATTAGGATGGCTAATATTTACAGAATCGCCTGGTAAGGCTTCGGCATATCCTTTTGAGGTTGCTTCCTTAACCATTATTCCGTGTCGGTCTTGAGCGGTTAATGTAAACATTTCTTCACCATCATCTTTAAACCGTCTTCCATTTTGTCGTTTTTCTACTCGATCAGGAGTTAAGACAGGTATTGCAATTTTTGCCCCTTCTCCTTTATTTGTTGTTAGAGTAGGTGCTAAACCATCGCTTGAATAAACTTGACCGTTCATTCCTGAGCCGCTAGGATTCACATTTCCTACCACTGCAATCTTTGGCTCTCTATCTCCACCTTGCATAGTATTTAAACAAGGGCTAATACCATTAACATCGTAAAATCTGTTAGTACTATCGAAGTTAAGTAATTCCCTAGTCTTCTTCGAATTATTGATAGGTTTTATATTGTTTTTAGCAGTTGTTCCGTTTTTTCTCTCAAGAGGAAATACTTTTCTGGTACGTTCTCCTCTAAGATGTCCGATAATGAATACTCGCTCCCTGTTCTGTGGTACGTAGTCTTTAGAGTTAAGCACTTGCCATTCCACATCATACCCGAGTTCATCCAAGGCTCTGAGGATTGTCTCGAACGTAGCCCCTCCTTCGTGGTTAAGCAGTCCTTTGACGTTCTCAAGGAATAAATAGCGTGGTCTGAGAATAGATGCGAACCTTGCAATTTCAAAGAAGAGAGTTCCTCGAGTATCTTCAAAACCTTTTCGTTTTCCTGCAATCGAGAAAGCTTGGCACGGAAATCCTCCACAGATAACGTCAACACTTCCGATTCCCCGAATAAATTCATCTGATATTGTTGTGATGTCATGCATTTCCACCTCTCCTGTTGTGTCATGGATTGCTTTATAGCTAGTTCGTGCGAACTTATCTATTTCACAAAAACCTATGCATTCATGACCGGCTGATTCCATCCCTAAACGGAAACCGCCAATGCCTGCAAATAAATCTAAAAATTTCATATTTCAAAGGAGTAAAGAATTCTTTGTGGTCGACCAAACCTCCACTCCCTTCTACAAATTCACTGGCTCTTTTTTATAACCAGCATCAATCAAAATACTTTCAATTACATAAAGGTCTGTTTTCTGCTTTAAACTAGCCTTAAATTTCTTCGCAATATTTCTAGCTTTGTCTAAAGAAACGACTTCATATGTTTTAGCCAATGCATCCGCAATAATTGCGGATGTTGGCGTATAATAAATCTCAAGCAAAATGAACACTCACTTTCTACGAGATTATTCTTCGATTTCTTCTTCATCATCTTCAACTGTCTTTTCAGGGAAAATGATGTTCTCTTTGTTTTTGCTCCAAGAATCTGCAAACGGTGCAAAATGTTGGCGTGCAAGTTCAACTTGGTTGATTAGATTTTCAACTGAAACATCATGATCAGCCGCAATTTCTTCTAGCGCTTCCCCTTCATCGATTCGATGCAATACGCCACGAACGTTGATTGTTACTGATTCTGGCCATTCGATAGTCGTTGCTTTCTTGATGAATTCGTCAATGGTTTCTTTCGATACTTGCACAGCAACTTCTTCGACTTCTTGCACATCATCGCCCATTTCTAAAGAAGTTTGTTCTTCTTTTAGAACTTCAACTGTTCCGTCGTTATTTACAACGTATTCGACATTTGGCTTATTGGTCTGTTTGTTAACTGGTACCTTGTATTCTACTGTTTCTGGTTCGATGGTCGTTGATACTGTTTTGCCTAAAAATTCGTTTAAACTCTCATATTTCCCTTTTAATGAAGCGTTGCTAACCACTAATAGCACTTCGATATTTCCGTTTGATTTAGATGTCACTTTTTTCACTTCTGGTCTAAAATTTACTTGTTTTGTCATTTTATTTTCCTGCTTTCTTTGGTATTATTTTTTTAGAGGTGACTATTGATGCGAACAAATAAAAATCCTGTTAAAACCATAAAAGATTTTCTTATAGCTATTAAAAATAATGAATTTAAAGCTGACCGACAAGATTCTAGAGGGCTACCATATGCCGAAGTACTACCAGAAGATAGTACAGCCGCCATTGAACAAGCTATCGACAACAAATTCGTAGTGGGAGTTGAATATGAGATTATAGATGATATTTGTCAAATATTAAGGTTAGAAGATCCTATGCTAACCCCCAATGGTGAAGAATATTTAAGAAAACAGAAATTCTTCTATAACCATCCCACTGCAGAAAAAATTTTAATTGGAGTTATTTCTACAGCCATTACTTTAGTAGTTACTCATTTTTTTAGTTAATAATTAGTTGCATCTTTCCATTCGTAATCGAAATTATCGGTTATGAATGGTCTTTTTTCGTTTAAAGGCTTAGTTACACCTTGTGTGATCACTTTAAAATCTCTAGCACGAACAACAATCGCTTCAACTGGATGACCATATCTAAGGGCAAATAGACGAAAACGAAGCTTAACGGATTGGTCAATGCCATACACGCCAAAAGAGTTTTTAATATCAATGACATGTCTCCAACTCCCATCTAAGTTTTTTATGATGAAATCAGGTGAATAAGCTATCGCCGAAATTTTGCCTATACCATCTGCAGTTGGTGTAAGTTCGGTTAGTTTAAAACGCGGATGAACTTCAAAAGGCAACCCACAATTTTTGACAAACTTTGTATAAAAGTTAGCTTCCTTCTGGCTATCAAATGTGTAACCATCAATCGTGACTTTATTTCCTCGCTTATTCAGGGCTGTTGGTGATTGCATTGTTTTAACTCCCTTTCTTTGGTCGCAGTTTCCGCTCGAACTGCTTTTCCATCTTTGTTGCATTCTGGGCATGGAATAGGTGTTGCATAATTAAATCTGTCTTTTCCCCAAATCACACGCTGATCTTGACATCTAACACACTTCATTCTCATTTAGCCCCTTTCATCCAAGCTTGGTTATCTTTTGTTGCTTTTTCAATTGGTTCCTTTTTAAAATCTACTTTGGTAGATTTTGCTGTATACCTATTCGGTTTTTCTGGCATTATGATGGCTTCCTTTACCTCTGAAACAGTTCCGCCAGATACGATTGTTGCAATAGCTGCTGTCTCTTTTTGCTCAAATAGCACAGCATCTTTTAAATTAGCTACTGGCCAACCATCTTTGCCAAGATAGGCTGAAATTTTTACTACATACGGCATTGAATAATTCTCCTTTCTATCGATTTATTTTTAAGGCTTTAAAATGCGTTTTAAGCCTTTTTTCTTTCTTTACATCTATTTATATTCGCTTGATTGTAAAACTGTTCTACGCTGAATATATTCGCTAAAAATAACATTTCAGATGCCTGCTACTCGTTTGTCTGATGTCCCTTCAATTTTCATCACAAAACCTTGTGAATTACTCATAATACGAGAAAGAATTCTCTCCCCATAAGCTTGACTCATTTCTTTACCAGTTAAATTGGTTGTAAATACTGTTGCTTTATTCTGCCGAGCTTCTACAATGCGATTTAAGGTGTCGTTATTAAAGTTGGTACTGTCATTCCCTTTAACGCCTAACTCGGCCCCTAAGTCGTCCAAAACAACTAAATCAGCGCTTTTAATCTCTGCCATTAAGGTTCCTGTTATTGTCTTTCTGGCTTGCCCATCATTCATCGCAAATTTTAGTTGTTCTAAGAGTTCCGCATAGCTAATAAATAGGCAGCGTTTATCATAGTTTGATTTCTCCAACACTTCCCAAGCAGTTGACATAGCTAAATGACTTTTCCCAACACCGCTTTTGCCTGAAAGAATCATATGAATTGGTTTATTCAAAAGAATTTCAGTTGTGGCTCGATTGGCAATTTCAAAAGCAAGCTTAGTTTCTGTGTCTACTGTTTTGTAAGTTTTAAAACGACAATTAATTAAATTTTTGTCGGTATAAAGCGAGCTATATTTCAGGTAATTAATCGCTCTAGCTTTCAAACTATCGTTAAACATTTTCTCTGTTTCGAGGTCTTCTGCTTTTTTGCGTGCTTTATAGCCGCATTCCATACAAGTTGGCGGACATCTATCGGACCCATCTTTATTTTTGGCACGCCACGCATAAAGATTTCCTCCGCACTCTGGACATGGATCAGGTGTGATATAAAGCAACGTTTTAATCATTTTTGAAAATCCATCTGATGCTGAATGCATTCTTTCACTTCCTAAAATCCAAGATCATCGTAATCCGAATGACCTGTGTTTGATTTCTGTTGCTTGGTTATTTTCTTTTGCTTCTTTGCCGCTTCTCGTTCCTCAACAGATTTGAATCCTCTTTGTTCCCAATCTTTCAATATGGCATTGATATAGTTATAGTTTCTTGCGTTTGCATCAATAGCAATTTCAATAGCTTTAACAATTAATTGTTCAGCATCTTTTTGACTAGCTCCGATTTTTTCAAAATCAGAAATCCAATAATCAAAATCGGTCATAGTTTTAGACGACATCAATCCAAATCCGTTGTTTTCCCAAATTGAACGAATGGACGACCCTTTATTGTTATTATTATTACTTCTTAGGTTCTTAGGTTCTTTAGGTTCTTGTTTATGTTCAGTTCGTTGTTCAGTTCGTTGTTCAGTTTGATGTGCAGTTTGATGTGCAGCTTGTTGTTCACTTCGTTGTTCAGTTCGTTGTTTTTTTATTTCAGAAAAGCTTTGATATTCTGCATAGTTACTGACTTTGTACCATGTCCCGTTTTGTCTACTTCTGCTTAATTCAATCATGTCATCTTTAACAAGCAAATCTAAAAATTTTCTGACGGTGTTTCGGCTTACTTCCCACCTTTCAGAAAGTTTTTTTTCGGATGTAATTCTTTCTCCGACTTTCACCGTTTTTAACTCTCCATCAAAAAGAATCTTTCTGTCTTGGTGATTGGCCATGAATATTAAATCAAGCCACCATTTAAGGTATTGAGGATTTTCCCAAATCCAGTGATCTTGAATGGTCCTATAAAGTTTTATCCAACCTCCAATGGCCAACCTGCTCGCCTCCTTTTATAAATCGTCCATACTGGTAAAATTTGTAATTTTGTTGTGTCCTCTACAATATTCACAAATCCCACAACTAACTGGTGCTTCCTCACCATTTTTAACTCGCACAACATGCTCGATGTTTTCTTTTAATTCTTCTAATTCGTAAATCATTTTTTCTTCACTAAGAGTGATGAGTTTTGCTTCACTAGGTGTTTGTTTCGAAACAGCTGCAATGAGAGGAAGAAAATTTTTGTCATATTGTTGACGAAGCAATTCGCAATAAACAGCCATTTGTAACACGTAACCGAAGCGTTCAATGAAGTTTGCTTTTCTGTTTAAACGTTCGTCCCATTTTTTCTCGTGCATATCTTTGGTTGTTTTGATGTCTACAAAATACTTTTCTTCTAAATTCAAACAATCAATTTTTCCTTTCCACATTGCACCGCCAATTTCACCTGTGACGATCACTTCTTTTTCGCCTTGATAAATATTTAAAAAGGCTTCTTCTTGTTTTAATCTTTCAATCATCTGTTCCGCAATTTGGAAATCTTTCAGTAGGCCAAACGGTTTTCTTGAAGAAAACATTTTGCTTTTGTTTTCTTCTTTGAATGATTCATGAATTTCTGGTGATTCAAAGTAAGAATGAACATAATTACCAACTAGCAATGCTTTTGGATCACTCTCTGGTGTCCATTCGCCTTTTAACTTGGCAAGAGCTGCAGCTTCACATTCTAGAAATTTTTTATATTGAGATACAGACATATAAGCTAGGTCCGCTTCTTGTGAATAATAATTTTCATCAGAAAGGATAATCGTCTTCTTCAATCGTTGAGACATCAGCTTCACTCTCTTTCTGATTGGTTTCATAACCAGCCATCACATCTAAAGTTTCCTGAACTGGCTCTTCTAAAATTCGGTCCGCCGCTTTCATTAAATCTTCTTTTTCAATTGGTTTGGCTTGTTCGATATCTGGTTGCTCTGTTACATCAGCCACACGTGTAATTCGTTCATTATCTTTTTCTTGATCAACAGCTTTTTTATTGTTGGAAAATAGTTTTTCTTCGAGTACCGCAGTTTGCTCTTCTCGCTCTGGTGTCACATCTTTTCGTTCGAATTCATTTTCGAGTGTGTCTTTAGCGGCTTGCACAAATAAATCATTATCGTTACTAGTATTGATTAAATATTTAGCAGCTCGATTGATGACAGTTCTTTTTGCCATTTCTTCTGGAAAATCATTCTGAACATTTTTTGTTTTTGCTTTGCTCCATGACTTATCAATTTGTTTCTTTGTCATGACGGTTGTTACTTCTTTACCATTTGCTAGCTTAATAACCACATAAGCAGCCTTAATGTCGTTGTCTAGGTTTTCGAAGGACGTTTCATGTTTAGCAACAACTAAGTCGGGACCATCCATAGCAATTTCAAATACATCGCCTTCTCTTACTACAACAGGCGTGATATCTGCCCCTCCAGTTACTCGATCTAATACAGCCATGGTTCCAAAATATGAGCGCATAAGCTGAACTTTATTTCCATATTTGATGAAATAACATTGTTTTTTAGCTGGCGATAATCCTTGGATGACCATATCAAGCAAAGCGTTAGAAATAGATGTTTTAGTTTCTGGATTGTTAGCTGCCAACTGAAGAAGGTTTCCTCCTGAATTGTTGGTTAGTTCAAAGAAAGCACTTTTCAAAGCATTCTGTGGACTATAACCTGGTGGCATTTCTAACCCTTGCTCTTGCAATCTATTTAAATTTCCGATGACTTGTTCATCTAAAGATCGTTGTGTCATTTGTGTTAAATCGTTACTCATATTTATGTTCCTTTCTTGGTATAATATTTTTAAGTGAGGTGATATTTATATGAAATTTATCTATTCAGATGAAGCTAAATGCTGCGCTAAAAGTATCATGGCAAATGCTTCGGCGATACGGTTTCATTTCAGCGTAAAGCATGAAGCCCTTAGCAGAAACGAACTCAATGCGCATTTAAAATTACTCCGATTAGAAGCAGAGAAAGCAGACATTTTGATTGTTTTTGGTGAGAACAATTATTTCTTGAGTTTTGTAAATAAATTACGAAACTTTTTCTCCGCTATAGAGAAAGAACAAAACAGTTCCACATATACAGGAGCCGTTGATGCTGCCTATGACATTTTAAAAGAGCATTATGCATACATCTAAAATTTACAACAAACTTTGCTATGGATTGATTTCTTGATTCATAGCTTCTTTTTCTATTTCTTTGTACGTCCATAATAAAGTCGCACTTAGTAATCTAAACGCATTATCCTTTCTCATGGTGTCCTCATTACCAAAGACATCTAACAAAATGCTGTCGACTTTAGAATCTATCATTCGTTGTAAATCCATTGCTTCTTTATAAGTTCTTGCATTTTTTTTAATCATATCTTTTGTACTTTCTTGAAATTCATACAAAGCAGGTAAAAACGGTTCAATCACTGCTACTATAATTTGATCTGCTATTACATCTAAGTCGTTACTCATTGTCATTCTCCTCTTCTTCGTCATATTCCCACGTTGGCTCTAATACTTCTTTTTCTTCTGGCGGCTCTTGTCTAGCTCCTAATGAATCAAATTCATTCGTGACAATCTACCTCCAATTTACTAATCGATTTTCTTAGTTCGTCTTTCATCTCTGTTATCCTGTCATTTACAGCCTTTTCAACTAGTTCCTTGATGTCTGCTTGAATTCCAACTATCCCTAAATCTTCTTCTAGCCGAACTTTGTGCCAACGACTATGTCCTTCTTCTCGGAAAAATCCAGACCCCATAAAGTGTGTAGGTATACCAATTTCTATATCTGACATCACTTCTTTTTTATTATTTAAAGCAGGGTTCTTTATACTTACTAGATACTCCTCAGCTTCTTTGATCTGGCCAATTAAATTTTCTAAATACAGAAGCTTTTTATTCGCAACATCAATTACTCCCATGCTTACCACTCCCAAAATAATTTTATTTTTCCGTCTTCATCGTCTAAATGAAAAACTCCTTCTTCTTCTAACTGCATCAAAAACGGTGCTGTAGCCCCTTTTTCTTTCACTACTACGCTTGTTTTTCCTGTGCTGGCAGCGTTCATGATATCTTGAACAATTTTGTTTTGAGCGTTGATCATCATCGCTTCAAAAATCGAATCGCTTAGTCCGTTTACTTCGATCATCGCAACTCACCTCGCAAGAAAGCTTTTAATAATACATCGAGTTCAGTCTCGTGATTTTGTTTAGTTGAAGAAGATTTTATACCTGCAAAAGCTTCTTTAATTTCCTTACATTTCGAACAATCACAATCATGGGAAAGGGCTGTCTCTATAAAAGTTTCAAGTAATTGATTAATTGCTATGGCTTGTCCAGGTAGAGAACCCGCAAGTATAGCTCCTGCCCCTTCAACTTCTGAATCAACAGCTACGCAAGCAAGGTTGATCTTCTCTTTTTGACATTCATTTGCTAATTCCATTAATAAACTTTGAATTTTTCCGTTCATTTTGATATACTCTCCTTGAATTTGATATTTGTAATTGACCTACTTTGATGGCCGTCGAAGTGGGTCTTTATTTTTGTTTTTTTATTTCTCGATCTTCCAACGCTAGATCATACATTAAAAGCCAAATGATGAAAGCCGCTATATAAACGTTTTGGATTAATGGTCCAATATTGCCACCTACTAAAAGTCCCAAGCCAAAAACTACTAGCAAAACTGCGATACGTCTTAAGTGATATATTTTTTTCACAAGAATCATCCCTTCTTTCCAATGTAAACATCTGCAAATCTTTCATCGTACACCTCATAAATTGAGATATTTTTTTCTGGATCTGTGCAGCAATAACGTAAATTAATCTTTCCTTCAAATTCTTTAAATTGAGCGACATCTAAAAGTTTATAGCCAATCGATCCATAAAATGTTTCATAAAATTCTATGCTCGCCTTATGCAATATTTTGTGTAATTTTTCCATCATACTATCGTCCTTTCCTTTAATAGTGTACGTATGCGTGATGCCTGTTTTACGTGTCATAACGTTACAATACGCTTGACCTAATAAATCAATATTTACTTGATCTGCCATTTTATTCACCTCACTTGATATTTAAGATTTTTTTGATTTTCTGAACTTGCTCTTCTGAACGTCTACGACCATGAAGAATATCTGACAAGTAAGGGCTTGAAATCCCCAGTTGTTTAGCTAACCAAGATTGGTTTTTGCCTGCACGAATTAGAGCTGCTCTAACATCGATCGCTAAGTCTTGTGACATATTTATTACTCACTCCCTTTTATTTTTAATTTGTAAGCTAAAAAATTAGCTAATTTAATAAAATTTATTGACTTATTCTATAATGTTTTGTAGAATAAGTGCATAGCTAAATAAGACTTTTTAAGCCTAGTAAAACAACACTTTTTTACCGTTCCCCAACGATTTTTAGTTTGTTTCTCGGTTTTATTTGCGAACTTATTAGCTAATAATTTAGCTTACGGACATAGTATATTAAAAAGTTTTGTAGATGTCAACTAATTTTCTACTTTTTTTTATAGACGAATCCGAAGCTTATGGAGGAAAGCTTGATATGACTGTATTTGATAGAGTAAAAAAATTAGCAGACAATCAGAAAATATCTATTGTGGAACTTGAAGAAAAGTTAAATTTTAGTCGAAATTCATTATATGCTTGGAAAAAAAGTAAACCTTCTATTGATAAATTAGAAGCTGTTGCAAATTATTTTGGAGTTTCTACGGATTATTTATTAGGTCGTGAAGTCTCTAATAAATTAAAGCAATTTGATGATTTGGATGAAGTTTTAGACAATGTGATGAGTTTTGACGGTGAGCCTTTAGATGATCATGATAGAGAAGTTATTCGTGCTTATTTAAAAGGAAGATTCGGAAAATAATTTAAAGGTTGTGCTATATGAAAAGTATCAAAGAGTTGGTGGAAGAATATAATGTGGAGTTGGTCTTTACTACATTACACAAAAAAGCTTGCTTCGAATCAGAACATGGTGTGATTTTTGTTAATCAAAATTTATCTACTGAAGAACAAGAAGAAGCAATTTATCATGAATTTAAGCACGTGAAAGATCATGCTGATTTGATGGCACTATATAACATCCCTATTTTTAGATCAAAAATGGAAGCAGAAGCTGAACATTATATGTTCGAATGTTTGATTGAAAAAAACGATGGCCAGTTTAATTATTCTAATGTAATTACACATTATAATTTAAAAATGGGGCAAGAAACTTATCTAAAATAAAAAAATAACGCACCCTCCGACCAAGAAGTTGTGCGTTAAAAATAGAACCAAAATAGGCTTATTTTGTTACGCCTATTTTACCAAAAATAATGAGGTGAAACAATGGCAAATGAAATAAAACAAGTTGCGTTATACATACGTGTGTCTACAGATCAACAAGCTAAACATGGTGATAGCTTGGATGAACAAGAACACACTCTAAATGAATACGTAAAACAACAAGGAAACATGAAAGTATTCAAAACTTATATAGATGATGGCATTTCAGGTCAGAAACTATATCGTGATGAATTTCAAAAATTATTAGATGATGTTAAAAAAGGAAGAATCGATACGATCTTATTTACAAAATTAGATAGATGGTTTAGAAATTTACGTCATTATTTAAATATTCAAGAAATACTAGACAAAAACAATGTTACTTGGTTAGCCGTTACACAACCTTTCTTTAACACAGAAACAGCAATGGGCCGTTCATTTGTAAATCAATCAATGGGTTTTGCTGAGCTTGAAGCACAGATGACTTCTGAAAGAATTCGTGCCGTTTTCGATAATAAAATAAGAAAAGGTGAAGTTGTTAGTGGAAAAGTACCGCTTGGTTACGATATCAAAGACAAACATCTTGTTCCGAATGAAAAAGCTGAAATAGTAAAAGAAATTTTCCAGTACTATTTAGAAACTGGCAGCATGCGTGCCACCGTTAGACATTTAGAAAATCATTTCAGCATGACAAGAGATTATCAAAGCGTTCGGCAAATGCTTACTAATAGAAAATACATTGGTGAATTACGAGATAATAAAAATTTTTGTGAACCTATTGTTGATCGTGACGTATTCGAAAGAGTACAATTACAACTTTCAAAAAATATTCGTATGAATAAAAAACGCGACTATATGTTTACTGGATTGTTAGTTTGTAGTGAATGTGGTTGTAATTATTCCGCCACGGCGGTTATTAGCCGATATGTACGCAAAGACGGTACGACAAACCCGAATGAAAGACATTTATATAGATGCACCAAAAACCGTAATAACGTAAAAAAATGTAGTAATAAAAAAGGCATATATGAAACTACACTAGAAAATTTCCTTCTGGAAAATATTGAAAAACAAGCAGAAGAATTGTCTGTAAGAATGCAAAAAGAACCCGAAGTAAAAAAAACTAAGAATACTAACGATAAAATAAAAAAGAAAATAGATAGACTAAAAAAAGCTTATCTAAATGAGGTTATAACATTAGAAGAATATAAAAAAGATAGAGAAGAATTAGAAGCACTTTTAATTCCTGAACAAGATAATAAAATTGCTAAAATTGATTTGAACTCACTGCATAACTACTCTACTGCTGAATTTAGAGATGGATATAAACAGCTAACAATTTCGGAAAAAAGTTCTTTATGGCGGCAAGTGATTAAAAATATTGTGGTTTATCCAGATGGAAATTTGAAAATAAATTTTTTAGGATATTGA